TCGACCATCGGTGGTACTCAAATCTACGACCTCAGATGCGCCACCAAATACGTCAGGCTGATTCTGCAATGCCTGCCCAATAGAAGCCCCGGTAGCAGTCAGCAGAGCACCTGTCCCGGCAACATAGTTGGTCATCTTGTCAAACGCTTCTGTTTCGCTTAAACCCTGATAATAAATCTGCTTCAACAATGAAGGATTATCACCAGTTAGGGACGAGAACGTATCAGTAGTCTCATCGTATCTAGCGATCTTCGACACATCCGGTTCGCTATCTTCCGCAGGCGCAGACCCATCCTTGCCCTGCTGAATATTCTCATAGATGCTATCAATCCCGCCAGTTATCTTCTCGGCACCCTTCATTGCCGCTGTGATACCAACCGCCCCAGTAGCAGCCGTCGCAATCAAAGGAGAAACCAACGGCGACTTCGCAACCGCGCCAGCAGCCTGACCAGCCCCTGCCGTTGTCCGCGCCAATACTGCACCAGCCCGAGTTCCAAGTTGAGCAATATCATCAACACGCCCAAAGCCACTCTTACGGATCGCAGCCGCTGCGGGAGCAGCAGCCGCAGGCTTTGCCCTATTGACCATGCGCCACAGCCATGTCGCAGCCCGTGTCCCCTGCGGAACACGTGTCGCCGCCCTAGCAGCAACCCATGAAACCAACCGGCCCGTGCGAAGAGCAGGCAAATACATGATGCCCTCACCCGCAATATCTTTCAACTGCTCAAACGGTTCAGAAGGAACCAAAGACTCATCAGCCTGAGTAATCTCACCGGCCTCATACCGGCGCACAAGAGTCGCCGCCTCAATGTAACCAGCCAAATCTTCATACTGCGCATCAGGAAGATTCGCCCAAAATTCAGCAATCTCGTCCTCAGGCAACGACTCCAAATCGACATCGTAGCCGTTGGCAGCCAGCCATCTCTCTATGTCTGCCTGCAATAGTTCAAATATGTCCATGATCCACCTACGCTGCTAGACCGGAAGTAACATCAATTAGGCCAGCCTCGTATTTAGCCAACCAACTATCAGAAACCAACGGTAGAAACACACTATAGTATATTTCATTCAACCAAGGCTTGCCCTCAACGGCCTCAGCCATCAGCCGCCAATAACGGTACTTCAACGCATTGCGCTTATCAGTAGCCGAAGCAGTTTGACGGCCAGACAACGCATTCAAAGCATCAGAAAATTCGACAATCGTTGCCGCAATCGTAAGCAAATCGCCGCGATGCTCCCCCTCCGGGACCAGCGACTGATCGTTAACGAGAAGCCGGAACTCGTCAATAGTTTCATCGCGTCGATCATCCGACGTACCCGTTGTAATACGGTGAGCAAACACGGGATGCCGCTCCTGAAACGAATCAAAGAACGACTTCCATTGCAAATCAATTTGTTTCGTATCCTGCCCAAATGCCCGCATCGCATACTTCTGAGTCATGTAACTAGTGCGGATCTTGTGGTAAGTCGGAAATGCAGCATTGTAATACAGTTCCTCTAGGAACTCGGCAGGCGTATCGTAACTACGCAACCCCATGTTGATCTGCCGCTGCTTCGCCTCAGCCACATACTCTGTATCCTCAGAATCAAACTTGCGGGGCATAAAGAAAGCCGAAGTCATCTTGAAACCGCGAACAAATTCTTCGTTAGAAACCATCCACTTGTTCGCATCCTGCGTCGATTCAAGAACCGCGAGAGGAATCTTTTTGCTAGTAGAAGTGCGGAACGGAGAGAACTGCACGGGATCGAACTCGCCTTCACGAGCCGTAACATTCTTTATCCAGATGCTGTAAGCATCCTCCCACGGAATGCCCTGATCGGTGAGTGCATGAAACTCGTCGTTCCATTCCCAATTCTCATTCAACATCAGATCAGAAAGTTGACCTGTCGCTGGACCAACAAACCAAGTCAATGCCTGCAACAACTGGTATTGCTTCGCCATCTCATCGACACGATCCAAGAACTCTTCCTTAAACAGCAACGGGTTTTCCGCTGAAGCAATCTCGCGTTCATCCGGCAACATGTCGTTCATTGCCATAAACGACAGAACATCTTTCGCTGCCTTCGACCTGCCCGCCCCGCCATCAAACCCCATGATCGACAACGGACGCGCGATTACCGCAGGAACAACAGACGACCACACCGTTTCCATCAACAACTCGGAAACGTCGCCACTGTTTTCAATCAACTTGCTAGACCCGCTGTACCTGCCACCAACAAGGTTGCGTTCAAAGTGTTGCCGAATCGACGGATCCCGATGCGAAGCAAGATTAATTGGCACAGCCAACAACGGACCAAAGCCAGCGTGCCCGACCTGATCCAAGTCGTAACCCGGCACCACATGAATATTGGTAGAGATACCACGCTGGAGAGCGGCCCGTGCAACAAACCCCATTGGGCCGCCAAATACCGAATTGACAATCGGGAACTCGTCGGCAATCTCCAACATGTATGTTGTAGCAACCTCGCTGCCGGGGATCACTAACCGCTTCTCCCCGAACTGATCCTCCTGAATCAACCCGCCGTGCATACCAGCGTTCATTGTGAGATGCAGATTGCGCAGCATCAACGGATTGTGACTAATGCTTCTTCCCATTCTGCGAAGGAACTGATCCTCGGCAAACCAGAATGGAAGAATCGTTCCGACCATTGCCTGAAACTGCGACCGGATACGGTGATCGTCGATATAGGCACTCGTCAACGTCATCGCGCGGCGCAACGCCACGCTTCTGTGTGTCTCGAACTGTGCCTTGGATCGAAGCGCCCAATCAAAGAACTCTTGGATACCTTTCTTATCTTTACGCTCCGCGGCCCGTATCAAATCTTTAAACAACGATTCCGTTTGCGGATTGATCCGTGACGCATCTTCCTTAAGCATCTTCTTCGCAGCCGCAGCAAACCCGTCAGCGTTACGGCTTTCAATAGCGAACCCGACACCAGCAACAGCAGACTCCGGTGCCATCCGTGCATGCTGCCAATCCAACTCGATGAATCCCTTCATTTGTCTAATACCAATTTGTCCATACTCGTCACGCATCCAATGATTCGGGAGCGCCTTCCTCAATGCCTGATAAGCACCGTCCTTATGGAAATATGAACGCCGCACAACAGCAGTCTGATCCAACGCAGTCAAGAAATAATGCTGGAACAGCGGTTCACGAACCATCGCACCAATCATCGGGTTAACTACACCATCGAACCAGTTGCGAAGAACAGTACCCCACGCTTTATCTATCTTCTCCAACCGCGATCCGCCCTCTTCAGTTACAGGAACCAACGCGAGGATCCGCTCCGGGGCTTTCTCCCACCACGATGCCGCATTCGCATGCTTATTGACACGATTCTGACTAATCCCGCCATCCGTTTTGCGCGAATTTAGAATCTCTCGGATCCACGGATGAAATACCTCGGTGCGTTGCCCCGGCAAAGTGCGAACACCAGTCGTCAACAAGTCTTCAATCTCAACTGCGTTGATCAACGCCAACTCTTCAGCAGCGTTACGCAAATCGTTGTGTGTAACAACCTGCGTATCTATAACATCCCACTCGTCTGACTTGTACCATGACGCAGACCGCTCATCAGACGCACGCAACACAGCGGATCGCCCATCTTTACGGTGCCGCAACACCTTCACCCGGTGAGTAACCGGCTTCCCGTCAATCATCTGAATAGGCTTAACGCCATCTACCTTCGGAAACAGTTTCGTTGCAGCAATACCCACAATGGGTTCATTCTTCAAGCCGCGTGGCCCAAAGTCGCGTGCAGCCATCGGCCCTTCTTTGCCCCATCCGTAATAACTATTCATGTAGTCGGCATCTTCAGGGAACGGAATGTCTCGATGCCGCACCGTTGTTGTCACATCGCCGCGCATTATCGGAATGTCAGGTCCGCCTCCAGTGCGGCCACTAGAAGCCGCACCCGGCGTGTTAAACAACTCTTCGCTATTAATATCAAGGCTGCCGATTCGTCCACCGCGCCTGACACGCGGGATGTTAACCATCGGAGCCAACAACTCTTCTAACGCCTCCGCTATCGCGGAAGCCGCCGCATCATTAGAACTAACAGTCAAGATAGGCAAATGGCTGTTCCCGGCCCATTCGCCAGCAAGAGCATTGTAAATATTCGGCGTGCTGTGCAAAGTCTCTGGCCGCATTCCGGGTTGCAGCAGCAACGCTGCCTTGCGTGCATCCCCTTCAGTCAGGCCGATGCGGAGAAACTTGGTGGTGAGAGACTCAACGAACGTGTTGAACCATTCCTGCCGATCGCCCCTCCCACCTGACAACACATTCACCAACGCGCCTGCGTATTCGCGTGGGACCATAGGAACAAATAGCCGGGTTGCGCCCGGAGGTAGCGGTTCGCTAATAGGTCCGCCAATAGCGTCGAAGCCAATGTGCGATCTGTGTGTAGACCGCAGCATATCTTGACCCTCGGGAGTCATAAGGTAGTTAACAAACGCCTGTTTGCCTCGCGCCTGCGCTGTCGTGTAATTGGTTGTTATCCGCTTAGGGTCAATGTCGCTTAACAGAAACGCAATGTGGTTAGGGCTTTGACCTGTTCCAATGACAGGCTCCAAGAACTTGCGGATCTGATCACGAATCTCGTTCGGCATCGCCTCAACAAATTCGTCAATTGCTGTAATCTGTTTGACTACATTGTCTACATCCTCTACCTCAGTGAGTCGCAGAATGCTTCCCGCGTCAAACGCATCCTCCAACTGTGTCAACGCATCAGCATGATTGGCTCTGAACCAACGGTGCATCTCAGCCGACGACGAGAACCCTTCCCCGACAATAATGCCGAGAGACTGTGCAAGATCAGAGAATACGCGTTCCTGCTGTGGTGACGCATAATGCGACAGTTCCTTCAAATACGCAACATGGGCTGGATCGTCCGCCATGTATGACAGACGTTGTGTAACCGCAATACTTTTATCTATCGGATACAGTTCACTACCAGAAGCATTCGCAATCCATTTAGTTTCCGAACGACCGTAGTTCATCGGCAACTGCAACCCGACCTGCGGAGAATTAAACCCTCCCGCACGAAGAACAGAATCTACGTCTGCGCCCGGATTCAAATAGTTGTCGAACGTCCCAAGAATGTTACGCATCTGCGCATCAAGAACCGTAGGGTCCGTCAACGCAATCGCCATCGCATGCACACGATCTTCATGGCGGGAATCAATTCTCCTACCAACAAAGGCCGCGATGCTTTGCTTCGTTTGGATACCCAACGCCTGACTGGTGTTATGGATCAGCGAACTAAGGCGCAGAGCCTCGGCTTCGGCAAGTTCAAACATTCGCCGCGACAAGCCGCCAATCATTGTCGATTCAACATCCGACTTGACTCGTGTGCGGGTCGCCTCAAAGATCGCTGTGCGTTGGTCATCTGAAACGTATTTCCATTTCGGATTGTTTTGCACTGACTCAACCAACGCCTTGCGGGTAATAGCGTAATCGCCAACACCTGCAACCTCGTTGAACGACCGCCACAGCCGCGAGAAAGGTCGCCACACAAGCGGCAACTGCTCTTCCGGTGCAAGCGTTGTACGCAGTTTGCGACCGTATGTATCCCACACGGTATGTTTGCCTATCGCTGTGCGAGCCACCTTCTGGTTAACCCAATGCTTCGGGCCTTCACGCAGCCACCACGACATCATCTCTTCGCCACCATTACGGGCAACGTAACCCAATCGCAACAATACGGCTGGTCGCCAAGTCCGGGCAATAAACTTATCTATCGCAGGAAGATGCAGCCCCCATCCCGCCATACGGTAAAACCCCATATATCGGGAAACAGAAGCCAACTGCTTATAGTTTGGAATCACGTTCGCTGTCGCCAACTGCGCACTGTGCTGCACGCCGGGCACAACAGCACGACGAATATTTAACCCATGCAACCCGACAGGCGCATCCGCAATATTGGCGTACCTTTGATGCCCGTACCGAATAAACCGTTCCACAAACTCCTGAACATCGCGTCCACCATGAACCAACGCACCGCTACGCCCCATGAAATCAAGAAAGAATTCGTTTTGGACAAGCCACCGCTCCGACTCGTTACCCAACACAAACGACCGCAGATACCCATCTATCTGACTGCGCGACATCCCCGACATGACACCCATATCAATGAGTGCCGTAAACTCTTTGATCGCAGTATCGGCATCAGTAACATCTAGAATAGACGACGTTGGAACATATGTTGTTAATTTCTCAGCGAACCGTGCAGGATAATAAGCCGCGGCACGAGCCGCCGACTTGCCAATGATCCCTACATGTTCCGCCCACGACAACTCAGCGTTGTACCCACCGGGAGAAGGAATTTTTTCTTTGTAATATGACGAAGCGGCTTTGCGGGCACCCGAGAAAGGCTGAAACCAATCCTTGTCCTTCAAGACAAGTTCGCCGCCACGAACCTCGTAACCGTTTGCCTGATACCAGTGAAGCAGGTCCGATAGTTCGCTGTCTTCCAAAATGACTTGGGCGGCATTGTTTTGATACAGGTTGCGTGACTCTTCAATCTTCAACACATCGTCAGGGGTCAAGCCGAAATCGTCAGCCATGTCTATCAGCGGCTCATCCATGATCCGATTCAACGCATCACGGTCAATGTCGTTGCTCAACTTTAACGCGCCGCTTTGAAGATCATCCCACAACTTGGAGCGCACATAATCGGTTTGCTTCGCCAAATACTGTGCCGTCATCCGAGCCATATCAGCCCGAACCTCGACAGGGAACTTGTCGAAATCGAGAACGCTACGCATATACTTCTTGCTGCGCATCCACTGTGAAGCAAACTTGCCTATCTTAGGAATCAGAATCGCTTCAGGACCGACACCGCCGAGCCTGCTAGACAACGCACTCTTGCCTGCATTCTCCTGAAGGAAATCCCAGTAGCCCTGCTCATGCGCCAGCGTCGGCACAGGATTCGTAACATTCGTCCGCGGCAAATCTTTTACAAGGTCACCACTTTCAGGAATCCGATGAACAACAGTATCGCCGCCCTCGCCTGCCTTGAGCGCGTACCAATGCCCGTCACGGCGCGCTCTATGCCACGCAAGCATCTCATCCATTGTCACATTTAGTGCAGGAACATCACGGAGAAGTAACTCCAACTGTGTGACAGAACCAAACTCTTCCGACACCCGTACCGCCAACTCGTTAGCAGTCATACCGGGAGACTCCTGAAGCAACTGCTTCTTGAATGCGTCAACCGCATCGACCTCTTTAAACGCGGCAGTAGTTCGATCAACAAACCTGTTGATCGCCCGCGCCCGCGCCCGGATGCGCATATTGGTCATGCCAACAACTTGATCGCCGCCATTCGCCAGCCACGCCTTAGCCTCAACTGGTGCCGCTTCCCCAACTCTGCCAACAGCAGGAACAAGTTCACCGGTTGCCTCGTCAGCAATCATCAGCACGCCCGGCTCGGCGTGCCGTTCAGCCAAAGCGATACGCCGCCACAAATACACAGCATCTATCGACTGCCCCGCTCGCAACCCTGCACGCAGCGGCTTCGCAATCTTTGTAATAAACCCGCCAATATAGGTAGTCGGATCCAACAAAATTTCGGTAACCAACGAACCGCCAACACCAATAACAGTTGCTGGCTTAGTGCCCGGCGTTACATCAAACGGCAGCGTCGCATTCCATGCACGCACCGACGCGTCAGGCAAAGAAAGCCTCCCGCTTTCCAACACCTCCAACGCTTCCACATTGTCTGGATCCGCAAGCCGGTCATACCAATCTAGGTACTCGTCATCTACCCGCTTCGCAGACCAACCCTGTTCGGCACCAATCTTTTCTAGATGGTCGTAAACTCCTTGGAGGCCGTCACGAACAAACAACTTGATCATGTCTGTTTGCGCGCCACCAACCAAATCAATTGCCTTATCGGTCGTTGACTTGTACCACGACCCTTCCTCAAATTCGCTTTCACGCCACGCTTCCCGTATGCCTGCAGGGTCAGCAAATTCGTTCGCCTTATTTTCAGCCATGTAAGCAATCGACCGACCGGCACGGGTAGCGAACCGTGACGGCTTCATCACGGCGGTTTCCCACAGAGTGCTAGCACCCTTGCCGAGAAAGAATCCCATGCCGCGAACGGGAGCCATCGCCACCTTAACAGCGGTACCGAAATGCTCCTCAGGTAGCAGCGGAATATCCCAATTAAAGATCCGCTTCAACAATCCATCTGGATCCTTCTCGTTAGGCGGCTCGTATCCGACACCACGCAACATGCGCTGCATCTTGTCAGGCAACTGACCGAACTCAGCCGACTGCCTTTGTGTAGGTAGCGCCTCAAACTGCTGCTTGATTCGATTAAATTCTGCCTGATCAACTGCGCCTATAACCCGGTTGAGCATGTCCCCATCAGACAGATTGCTCATCACCACATTCATCAATGTTTCCGGTGCAGCATCAAACAAACGGTTAGCGCCAGCGTCGCGAAGCAACTGCATACGGCGACCGTAGTATTCGTCATTAAACGACGACGCTTTAATTGTCCCTACGCGGGCATGCTCCCGCTTAACAGGGGTAACAGTCATTGGCCTAGTTGCATCGCCGCATCAGCGATAGTTGGATCTCCAGTTGCTTCAGCCCAGTCCCTAAGAATAAGAGCCGACTCCTGCTTCTCTGTCAACCCGACAGGGGCAGTAGGCAACGGCTTATTGTTTCCCGGTGCCAGCAGCGGAGTGATCTGCGGATTAAATCCGCGTGCAGCATCAACCGGCAACGGGCGCTGCTGAGGCGGCGGAGGGGCAGCCACAACAGGGCCGCCCCCGGCAGGCAACGGGATACCACCCTGCGACGGATCCTGCGCAGCCAAATTCTGACCAGCCTCACCATAAGCAGCACCGGCCTCCAAACCCGGAGCCTGCGCTGGTTGACTCCTCTTCTTGCGAGGCATCAGCCAGCCCTCAACGCACTAACCAACTGCTGAGCAGCCTCAGGAGAAAACTCTCCCGAAGGCGGAGCAGCCTGCGGAGCCATCCCCTCAGGACCAGCCGCCAAACCAGCAGCCTGCTCAGGAGCAATAACCTGACCCTCACCCGGAGGTGGAGCCACAGCAGCCTGCTCCTCCCTTATCTCCGCGTCAGCCTTCTCAATCGCAGCAAAAATATCCAACCCCTTCTTGCGATGCTTCTCAATCTTAGAGACATACACCACAGGCAACTGACCCGACAAAGCCTGCTGCTGGATCGCAGCCATAACCGCTTCCTCCAACTGCTCCTCATCGACCCGTCGCCCTTCTGCCTCCGCGTCCTCAATAAACGGATGCTTAGTCCTGAATGTTCTAAGACTAATGCCCTTCATGCCGAGCAACTGACCCAACTGAATTGTCGTAGCCTGAATGTCGGCACCCGGTATCGAATGCGATACCACATTGTCGAAAGTTTCAAAATGGTCATTCGGCGTGAAGTTAACCTGACCGAAATCGCCAGCGTAACCAGTGAACATAGAAAACTTTTTAGAACCAAAGTATCCCTTATACGTCGCGAACAGCGACTCGTTCAAGTGGGGAAGATGCGCCTCCATAATTTCTTGCATCTCTTGGATACGAGGATCCAACGCTGCCCCCATGAGAGCGTCGATGCCGCGTCCGGTACGCAAAGCCCCGTATGTTTCACCACCAATTTGAGGTACGGTTCCGGTAGAGATCCTTGCATTACGCTCCAACCTGTCTATGGCTATGTTCGTGGACGGGTCAGGTGCCGAGCGGAGTTCACCGATCTGTTCAGCGTCCAACAGAATGTTGACTTCGCCTTCGCGTCCGTCTTTCCATTCGCCGCCGACAATCATCGGCACCTGACCCGAGCGACCGATTATATACCTATCTGGGAAAATTGCCTTCTCTTGCGCCATAATATCCAACGCCATCATCTTCGACATAAGATCAACAATGCCGACAACATTAGAAATAGACGACGCGATCCGATCCAATGTGATCCGACCGGGAGTAATCACGCACGGCATACCCGCCTTGTTTCTTGTACGCGACAACTCTATCTGCGTGGAATGCAACGGGTACGCCTTCTGATCAAAATGCGTATACCGCGGCCCCATGATACCGATAACGATATGTTCCTCATCGACCCATTCGACAACATCCCACAGTTCCTGATTTGACTTCTCTTCAGAAGGAATCGGGCCGCCGTTCTCTTGACGGGCAGCCGGATAATGTCTACGCAACCAGCCGCCAGCCTTGCCGTACACGAATGCACAGTTCGCCGGAGGGTCATAGTCGTCATACGATGATGGTTCCGGGTACACGCCGAGCGGATCGCGGACATCTATGCGTGGCATCCCCTTCTCAAAATCGGGTGTCACGATAAGGCAAGTAGTTGCATACCCGGCCAGATGCCTGTACGCCCTGCGAATCTTGACCTTGTATTTAGACTGATACCAAGTAGCAGCCAAGGATCTGCGGCGAATATCGGCATACTCGCGTGACCTGATGCCACGCTCTTTCGACTCGTCAACAGCGGGACAACCAATGAACGGCACTACCGATGCTGCACGCTGCGCAACCGCATCTACATTCTCGGCTATAAGAGCCGGAGTCAACGGAGGCAAAACAGGTTCGTTATCCATCGACGGCAACGGAATAACATAGTCGCCGTTGTACCGTTCCTGCACCTGAAGCATCCGCTCCAAAAGCGGCGACTGATTAGTCTGCCTCAACCGGACAATGCCGACTATCTCATCGAAAGTATACATTAAAACGCCCTAGTCGAAGCCATAGATGACTTCCACGGTAGCCCATTAAACCTGAATTGTGAAGAGTCTACATCAAAAGTCTGTTTACGTTGCCGCCAAAGTATCCAAATAAACCACAACGCCATGACCTGATCTTGACGCAGCCTCGTACCCCGCTTCAATGGCCGCCACGCCTTCAACTGGCGGATCAACTGGTCGGCCTGATGACGGGTAGGTCCATCATCGGCGTAAGGGATTTCGATTTCTTCCCGCATAAACGACAACGCCATCGACGGAACACCGATGGATTCATCGTACTTGTTGACACCGGTTAGATGCTCTCTAACACGGAACCCGTATCGTTCGGTCATTTCGATAAGGCGCTCATCTCTAGACAAGCCCTTCTGAAAGACCATTGCTTCAATGATCACATCTGAAACAGTTGTCCCATTTTTGAGACAGCGTTGTATAGCGTCCTCTACTACACCGAGGATCTGTTCGTTGCGGGTTAACCCAGTATCTTCCCGAATGAAAAGAATTTTAAGTTTACCTTCATGCGGCGTAGCAGCCACCACACAGTTGTTTGAACCAAGAGCAGGATCAACGCCGATATAAACACTACAGTTTTCCGGTGGGTCATGAGTCACCGACCTCAGAGGGTTAAGACATTTTTGGATAGAATCATCTGTAAATGTAGCAGATTGAGAAGACCCCGGTTCCTGCATATAGTTACGCGACCAAGCCTCCTCCCCAACCTTGCGTTTGATACGATCCAGCGACTCCAACGTGAACATTTCCGGCCACAACGGTTCCGGTTCCCCATCATCATTTGTGATGATCGCCGGGAATTTGATTACCTGCAAAATGTCGGGATCTATTTCTGTCATCACCCGCTCATAGAAATCATCCGACCCGACACGGGTACCATTAATGGTGGTACGGCCCTTCTCGCCGGGGCGCGTCAACCAATCCTGACGGAACACCTCGAACATTTGTTCGGTCAAATTGAGAGAAACCCTAGATTGGATATCGTCAACGTGTAGATGATCGGTGCGGGTACCAGCAATCTTGGACCGCCAACCCAACCCAACCATCGAATAATCGCGTTCATCATGTGTCTGCTTCTTAAAGATGTTGAAATAGTCGGCACCCCACGGCTGCGCAGTCTTACGACCCGACTGGTTTTGCGGAACGAACGGCCCAAACTTGGCTACATACTTAGGAAACGGGCCGTGAGGCTCCATGCGGGCACGAACACGCCCCAAAATCTTGCGCGCCATGTCAGTACCCTCGGAACCGACAGTGATACGAAACTCTGGGTTGACCGCCAACTTGTTGCAGAAGTAATCCTCCGCCAAAGTAGTCTTACCGTGCTCCGGGGGCCACAAAATGAGGGTAATGTTGCCCGGCGGAGTGTTCTCGTAGGCATCTATGGCTTCGATGTGGAATCCGGGCGACATATGGCCGAAATATTCGCCCCTAAACGACGCAAATGTGCCATCCCACTTCTCTAACCCGCCTTCAAGGAGTGCTTTGTGGCGTATAGCGTCAGCCTTCTCCGAAAAACCGGGGATGCGTTGCCGCCACTTATCGTAAGCCGATCTAGTGACACCGGCGATGGCGCACGCTTTACTTATTTTACCGTGTTCTTCCAAACCGGCTAAGAAGATGGCACGGTTCGCTTCGCCTCTGTCTTTAGCCGGGTTCGGATCCGGCAGAACGTAGGAGAGTTTCTTCACGAATGATCAAATATAGACTTGCCGACCTTTAATTCAACAACTTCCATAGCCTTAACCGGCGACGTTCCCGTAAATCTGACGGTGTGCGTACCAATCTGATCCAAGTCAACATTCGCATAGTAAATGCCGGTTGCGCTATTTGTAGTAGTTAGCGTTGTGTCGGTTGTATCCGGTTTGCGATGTGTCGCAACAACAGAAGTATCAGTATTTGTGCCACCGGAAGTAAACGTAGCGGTCACTCGTACCCTGTCGTCTTTGTCGTATGTAGCCATTAGACCCCCACCGTGAGTGTCACGTTGTCTAGTAGTTCGACTGCAAGTGTAACATCATCTTGTAACGTAGTTGTAATAGTCACATTCGGGTTTGGCTTGTACCAAATAATTCCTGAACTGGCGGTCGCCTGCGAAGTTACTGACGCTTCGATAACGGCTTCATGCAAAATAAGCGGAACTGTCCACGACGCTGCCGCCGACAATCCCGCCATGATCGGCCGCTCTTTGACTATTCCCGCCGTAAGCGAAGCAGCCCCCAACGGAGCCGCAACAACAAACGCCTCTTCGATAATTGCGACAACAACCGATCCGGTAGCAGACAGATTCGCAGTTATCGGCGTGGACTTCTTAAGTTCCGCCGTGAGCGAAGCCGCCCCAGATGGCGAAGCCGCCACATATGCGACCTCAACTATTTCTGCTGACAGCGAAGCAGCCGACGACACGCCTGCTTCTATCGGGCGTTCTTTGACTATCGCAGCAGACAGCGAAGCCGCCCCTGTCGGGGCAGCCGCCACGGATGCTTCTTCTATGACCGCGCTGACAGTTGATGCGGTTGCTGATAGGCTTGCATCTATGGAAGCATTCTCTATTACTGATCCCGACAAAGACGCTGATGACGATGGTGACGCTGAAACCAGCGCCGTCATTGAGATATCAGCAGATATCGTTGTAACGCTAGATCCGGAAGCCTGAATCGCAGCCTTTTCGATTACGTCAGCCGTTACCGACGCTGACGATGTAATCGACGCAGTTATAGCGTGGGTTTGTACGCCACGATACGTTGTATCCGCAGCGCGGTAATCTATTCCTACGCCACGGTAAAGCATTAACCTAGACCGTTCTCCGCTGCATAAGCAGCCTCCATAGCGGCTATAGCGGCTTCAGCCTCAGCGCGTGCCTCAGCCTCGCCGGGTGCATCAGGCCACGCAGGAAGGGTCGATACGCGATCCGATTGTGCCGGGTAGTCGCGTAACGCCTGCCGGTACGTTCTGTATTCGATGCGTTCGTCATCTGTCAATGAGTTGTCTGGTATTTGCGTCCAGTCGGTTGCAGATAGCCGTGCGTTGCGGTCGCTGCGAAGCATAGTAAAGTCGCGGTCAGCGGCCTCACCCATCGCGTCCAGTTCGGCTTCTTCCTCAGGGGTCAGGTCGATATAGACATTATCGACCACCTTTTGTCTTGGCATAATAGGTTCTCCTATCCGGCGTTATTGATGCCGTATAATGTTAGGGACGAATTCTGCAAAATATCGTACCCGTTGTGGTCGTACACTTGGATAGCGTTAATCGCAGACGTTGACTCATAAAGTCCGCTGACTGTTTGCGGATAGTAAATCGCGGAGGCCCAATTCTCTGGATGCCCTTCCGACACCAAAGCCTTATAGTGCGACGATCCCGAATTCGGCATCCACATTACGAATGTTCCAAAACAATTAGCCGTCGCCCCGTTCCCAGTCATGTACGCAAGCGGAATCGAGGTAGCAGTCCCGCCGTTGTAGTATCCCGCTATGCTTGATCCACTCTGGTACATGATTCTGTATGCGTAGTTTGCTCCTGAATCAGAGTTAAACCTTACTCGCATTGGGTTTTGTGCACTATTGATTCCAAGCCGAATCGACCCTTTGAGAAGCAAATGATCGTATGTGCTAGGAATAGACGATGCTGTCCATGATGTCCCATCCGACGGAAACGTCGTAGACGCAATAACATTGACGAGTGCCATTAATTCCTCCACCCGTAAAGCGAAATCACAGTGCCTCGCACAAGGTTGTTTCCCGAATATGGAACCAACTTGATCGTTGTCACAGCGGCGGTGCTATAAAACAGCCCCGAATTAGATACCACATATGACGCAGGTACCCCCAATTCGGCGGTCTGTGTCAACGACTGAACTGTTTTAAATTTGGAAGTGCTTGTGTAGTCAACCATGTCAACTACGGCGCAACCGTACATTTCGCCTTCCGTGCTTTCTGTTGACGCGAATGGCAAGTATGAGCCATTGGCACCAGCAGCACCCCCGCCAGCGACAGACGACTGAGAGGCGTAATGCTGATGGTATGTGTAATAGCCGGTCGAAATATTGTTTAGTTGAATATACAACGTGTCGTACGAATTGGTTGTGTTGTAGCGGCTACGCATCGAACATCGGATTTCTAAATTATGGTAGGTCGAAGGAACCGACGAAAAAGTTACCGACGCTGCATCTGCTTCCAGATATACAGTGTCAATCGCTTCGACCGTTGCCATCAGGACACCATCTTAGGAAGTATCCCGTAAAGATCGAATCGGGAACCTACCGCAAAATTTGTTCCCGAATTCAAAGTAAGATCAATCTCTGTGACCGCTGCTTGCGACAACCATGTCCCAGCGACTATTCCCCCAGATCCGCCGGTCGAATACTCATTGGAATATTGAGTGATCGAGGATTTGTATTTCCCGGAGTTGATGTCAAAGAATTGTGTAACAGACCCTCCGAAATAATTGCTTGCCCCGCCCGGCATCGACCCAAACCGGTTATACGAATACCCGGTAGTGCCATACGCATATGCAGTGGCGCCATTTGTGTAAAATTCTTGCCGGACGTAACTGGTGCTACCCGCATCATTATTTAGCCGATAATTCCCTACGCCAGCCGACGATGAATCACGTCGAGGTGCCGCTATGAGATACAGGTCAAGGTATTGGCTCCAGTTTTGTTTTCCTGTGCCTGACGCAAATGTCACGGTTGCCGCCGCGGTCGATAATTCTGTTGAAGCGATAAACACCCACGCTTCGCCTTCAGTAAGTACGCCTTCGCTGAGATAGTCAACAGTCATTATGCCACCACATATCTAATAATTACGATACCGGCCGCGCCGTTACAGAAAGTTGACGGCGCGGTCGTATACGATGATCCGCCGCCGCCTCCACCTGTGTTTGGTACTCCATCTTGACCGCGTGACGCGAAATATCCAGCCTTTCCGCCGCCACCGGAACCTCCCGCGCCATGCGCCCCTCCAGTAACGTATGCAGCACCACCACCACCTCCTGCATACACGCGGCTAGTAGCACTTATGCCGTAGCCTGATCCACCGGTGCCACCGTTGCCGCCAGTGGCGCTGGCCGCATCTGCTCCAACTCCGCCCTTGCCTCCGCCTCCGCCTCCGCCTCCAACTGTTGTATAACTGCCCGTTGTTCCACCATAACCATCACCGCCATCGCTGCCCTGGCCGCTAGTACCAGCACCCCCCGTGGGATCTACCGTGTAACCACTAGATGCTCCGCCACCAGAACCCCCTGTACTGGCATTATTGTTAGACACAGAACCACCACCGCCACCTGAAGCACTAAATCCAAATGCGGAACTGGGATTACCGTTACCCGTTTCGTATGCCAGTGAACCATTTCTATATCCTGCACCAATAGAAACCGTATACGGGCTAGAAGCAGCGGATACGGTGACACCTGTCCCTGTGATCATACCGCCCGCACCGCCGCCTCCGGGCGCACCATAATACAAACCACCAGACGAACCGCCGCCCGCAACAATCAGATAATCCACATCAGCAGACCCAGACGACACCTCAAACGACCCAGACCCACGAAACGTATGAACCCTGTAAGTAGTACCGCCATCGGTGTATTGGGTGATGATCCCACCGAACGCCGTCAACGGAAGATCCTCGCCGCCACCAGCAGCACCTAAGATCCCGCACCGCGCCGCACCCAACGGCATTAGGAGAAATCCTGACCCGCTACAAACCCATACCAAATAGTTCCAGCATCAACCGTCGTAAACGTCAACACATCGGCCCGCGAAGCAGTCGTAGTCAACGTCGGAGCCGTACCACCAGCCCACTTCACCGACGCAGCCCAAGTCGCCGTACGACAACCAGTCGCATCCTGAGTCACAGTCAACATAAACGACCACGACTTACCAGTAGCCGACGGATTAGAAAACGTAAACGCCGTATTCGCATCCAACGTCGCCGTAACAACATTACCCAACGTCAAATCGATATCTTGCGTACCGCCACCCGTCGAACCAATCGCATTAACCGTCTCGGCATAATCCTTAACCTCAGGACGCGACAACACATTATCGGCAACAGCGATCTCGCCAGAAACAGTCAAACCCGCCGAAGTAATAGAACCAGCAACAGTCGGCGCAGTCGTCCACGAAGACGCAGACGTACCCGTCCCCATCAAAACAGAATCAGCAACCGCGTTAGAATCCGTAGACCCCAACTTGGTTTCAACCGCGATCAAAGCACCCGAATGGTTCGTATGAACCTCGTCATGCAAAAAACCGGCATCATCCAATTCGTCGGTAGCCGACGGTGAAGGCTGCTCCGTCGAAGTATCCAGCGAACCCGGATATGACGTAGCCATATTAAGCCAACGTAATCGTTAGAGCATCAGCCGCCATCGAAATGGTGTCACCAGAAGCAACAGTCTTAGACGCAGTAACCGCCCCGTAGAACAACATGTTACCCGTCGCGGCGTCATCCCAAATAGCGATATGGGAAACAGTTGCCGCAGGCATCGAAGTAAACTCCTCCGCAGACGAATTCGTAATCGTACCATTCGTCGCATGAGCAGCATTAAACGTGATCGCCTGACGAGCATAAGACCCACCAGACACCTCAGCCCCCGTACCCGCATCAGTCGGATCCGCCGTATGCAACGCAAGATACACCGTAGCCGGTGCCCAATCCGCTGTATCACGCAAAACGTAATCCAAAACCTTCGCCTCAAGATAATCAGACATTGCCGACATAAAAAGTCACCCAACTGTAACCCGATAAGAACAACAACACTATAACACACCTGCTACACTCCACAACACACACCTGTAACGCGCCCCCGCAGGCCACATAAAACGGAACGCCTGAACCCTAACTAGGTCAGAATCACCCGTCAGAAGGGCCACCGCCCCCTGCACAAAAGCCAAGAGGCGCAGGGGCAGCAGCGAACAAGACAAACCGACTGCAAGGCAGACTGGCCTCAACGCAGCGGAGGGACCCAAGGGCTGCCCCTACCCAAACCGGTGTCCACCAACCCCAAAACAAGCCAGACACATATATATGTCTGCCCCTGCGGGTACATCCCCCCGTGTACACAAACCCAACCACAGGGTTTGCGCACACTACCCCCAACCCAACCCTCAGCCACCCCCGTCCCCCACCCAA